GGTTTGTTCGGCATCATATAACATAACTCGATACCTTCGTTAATCGCTCTTAAGTGATCAGGTCTATCATTAGTTATTATAAGATCCGGAGTTCTTCCTAGAGCTTGCTGTAAGTTAGCAATCTCAGATCCTGTCTGACTAAAGAATGCTATCCAGGGACGTTGTACCATTCGTTAACTGTCTAAACATATTAATATTATACTTGATAGCATTTAATTGCTCTCCAGTTACATCTGAGTTAATCATAGTAAAGAGCTTCTGAGATTCTTTATCCCACAAACCTGAATCCTTATACTCGATACCTTTCAGTCCATGTACTACTGGGTTAGAAGTATCTACTGAGTAGATCCAATCCCAACCGGCATTATGGTAAAAAGAGAACTCTTGAGGTAATCCGCAACCTAAAAGGTGGTGAGGCTTATCTGTATGAATTACTCCATCTCTAAGCATACGAGATAGTAATTGCACTCGACCTAACATCCAACTAACGTACTTATTAGGGTGAGGTACTTTCTCTTCGTAGTAAGAATAGTCAAACGAAATAGCAATCATATCTACATTAGCGATCGTAGCCATGTATTCGTAACATCCTATAATCTCTGAGTACGTCTTTCCTTGCACTACACCGATCTTCTTACCAGGAAGATCCTTGAACTTAAGATTCCATGCAGCCATATTCGATAAAGTCTTCTTAGCATTCTCTAATGCATCAGGTACTATATACCAATCCGGTTGCAACTCTTTCACCCAATGAGCAAAACGATCAGCATCAAAAGCCTCCTCTAACTCAAAGATAGAATTATCTAAAATAATCTCCCTACCTTCTGCCTTAGCATCTAAAAATAGTTCCAAGTACTCTGGATCTTCTTCGAATAAATGTACTAGAGCGTAGGAATAATCTGTCATTGAATCTACTATGTCAAAGATAGATTTTGGTGCCTCATGGGCGATTTTTATTGCCATACTTAAATTGATTTATATTCTAATATATCATTTTTCTTGAAAAGAAACAACTCATTTATAGAGTTTTTAGTATAAGAACCACGCTCCACTACGTAAGTTCCTTCTCTTCTTAACCTATCTATAACTCCAGCTTTCATACCTTGACGCACTGCTTCTGCTTTTGACTCAAATGTTGCTAAGTGCTTTCCGTTCAGGTATACACTAAAAGGTTTTTTATTAAAATCTGAAGATAAAAAGTGATGGGTTCCTTCTTGTATTCTATTTCGAGCTAGTTCTCTAGCATGTTCAGAGGTAAAGTTATGAAGTCCTTCTTCTACTAGTCGATGCTGCCTTTCTCGGTGTCCCATAATCCAGTAAAGTGGTTTAGTTCTCTCAATAGAAGGATCTATTCCTCCTTTTGCAAATTGCTTTAAGTTATAGTACCTGTTATTAGTAGCGATATTAGGTCGCAAGTTTAGCCACTTCTGTTCTAACCGAAGAACTTCTTCCGGGCTGTCCGCTTTACAATACTCCAGTACTCTTCTTTTCATAGATTCAGGACGAACTTTAAATATACGTTTAACGTAAATTCCTCCAGTAGATGTTGTATACCCATCTTCTAAGCTTCCGTAGTGACTCCCAATAATAAACTTGTTTTGTTTTGTATCTTGCCACAAGTACACAAACCCAAAGTAATCTTGGCCGTATTGCATTGTCTAGTTCATTTATTATAAATAGGTGAACTACACAAAAACATCTTAATCATTAATCTCTTTTCCTAAATCGTTAATCATGCTATTAAGTTTCCCCATAGCATTTTCTAATTCACTTAACTGGTCGGCATAAGGTTTACTCTGAAAGTCTATAAGCATAGATTCTAGTTTACTTACAGGAATAACCTCTCCGTACTCTTCAGTATGAACTGAATACTTCTCAACTATTTCCTTTACGATCTTCATAAGCTTTTTTTATTTCTTCTTCAGTAAAGAATTGACGTAGGTTAGGAGCAAAGTAATTAACTGACTTCATTACTTTATCATCGGCTTCTCTATAGACTACCCATCGATCACCTACTTGTTTAGTATAACAAGGTCCGTGTTCTACTGATCGAGTCTCGATAGTCTCTTCAGCTTCTTCTAAAGTAGTGCAGCTTTTGGACATATTAGAGGCTTGTACCTCAGCATATGCATCTATAAGCTTATCCTTAACACCAAACACCATCGCAGCATTGCCTACAGCTACATAGAGAAGGTCGCAGATAGCATCTAATACTTCTACAATGTCTCCGTTTTCAATAGCCTCAGCTAATTCTTCTGTCTCTTCTTTAATAAAATCAACTACGAAGTTCGTAAGCTTAGTATCAGCTGGTACGGTAGGTTCGTAGTTATTAGGTTTACCGAAGGTAGAGTTAAAGATCTCTACTTCGTCTACAAAAGGTACTTTCTTATCCATAACTAATTATTTCTCTAAATATAAGAAAATTACTCTGCACTTCCAACTTCACCAATCACTTTTAAAATACGTGATTGAGTTAGACTTGTAATAGTAAATTGAGTTTCTCCTTCTGATTCTAAGTAAGCGTAGGTCTTAGCCTCTGCCTCTGTTCCGGAAAGAGCATCTACTAGATACATCTCTCTTACTTTCTGTACACGACCTCGATCGTTCTCACGCTCAAATTGAGCTGTTACTTGCCAATACTGCATAATTTATTTTTTTAACATTTACTTGATAATTCGATGTTCTTATAGAATTCTGCTCTTGCTGAGTCTTCTTCTAAGAAACATCCTGATAATTGAGCTGTTTGCATTGCTGCTCCTGTATGCTTAACGCCTCTACAGCTTACACAGTTGTGAGTTGCATTTACCATTACAGCTACTCCTAAGTTGCCTTCACAGATCTTATCTACTGCGTTATGAATAGCGACTGTGAATTGCTCTTGAATAGCTCCTCTACGACCGAATTGCTCTACAATACGATTTAGTTTAGATAAACCTACTACCTTACCGTCTGCTGATGGTACGTAAGCAATACTAACCGTTCCTTGGATAGTCTGGTGGTGGTGTGAACACATTGAAGTAACAGGAATGTTACTCTCTTGAACGATACCTGTATACCCATCAGAAGGGAAAGCAGTAATCTTATCCATAGGTGAGAAACGTCCTGCCCACAGATCGTTAACATAAGCTTTAGCTACTCTCTTTGGAGTATCGGATGAGTTAGGATCATTCTCCCAATCACAACCTAGAGCTGATAAGAACTTACCAAAGTGCTTTGCAGCATCATTAATAATCTTTTGCTTTTCACGATCTGTTAAACTTGCTTCAGGTCCTTCTTTAACCTGCTTTGCTGCCAACTGTGTTGAGATTCCGTTGGCGAATCCTGCTTGTACCAATTCAGTACCGTCAATAAACTTCTTAGCCATTTACATTTGTTTTTTTAAGGTGGTGCTTCAACACCTCTATTAATATACGAATTAATTGCTTATATAGCAAATATTCCTGCGTAATTTCTACAATAACCTTTGTCGTTGTCCATACCATAACCTACTACCCATTCACCTTCGATCTGGAATCCGTAAGTGAAACTGTTAGCAATCTCATTAGCATCGACAGCATTCTGCTCTCTCTTTAAAAGCGTAACTATATTCAGAGACTTAGGATCTTTTACTCCTAAGTACTTCATAACTGCTTGCATAGTTCTACCGCTATCGTAAATGTCATCAATTACATATACATGTTTACCTTTAATAGATGTCTCTAAATCTTTGGTAACCTGTATATCTCCTTGCTTCTTTTTACTAATGTAAGATTTTACTCTCATAAAGTCAACTTCGAAGTCTAGTTTGACTTCTTGAGCTAGATCTGAGAAGAACATAAATCCTCCTGTTAATAGGCATACAAAGATGATCGGTGTTCCGTCTCCTCTATGCTCATCAGTAATCTGTTTAGCGATGAGTTTAGTTCTAAAATCAATCTCTTCTTTATTGAAAAGTGTATTCATAACTTATTTAAATTTATTTCTTACTCTATCTGAAATTGGGATAGGGTCGTTGTTTTCATCTATCCTTACAAACTTTATATTTGTAGATAAAATTACATTCTGCTTTCCAGAATATACATTATGTGATCGGGCTTCCATGTACAAGGTAATGGAGGTATTGCCTATCTCAGCAACACTTCCGTATATCTTAATCATCTGACCTTCCTTGGCAGACTTCTTAAAGACACACTCATCTATCTTTACTGTAACCATTCTCGGAGTATCACATGCCTCCATTGCATAAGCTGCGGCGGATGCATCTAACCAAGCTAACAGCTTACCTCCGAAGAGGTTAGCATGAAAGCCTAAATCCGATTTTTTAATTGGGTGGGTTGAAATTAACTGCATTCTACTATAGGTATTTCTCTACAAAAATATAACTTACCATCCTTGCGGAAGGTTCTATCACAGTTCCAATACTCTCTCAGTATGGCTGCATCGTATTTAGGATCATCTTTTAGTACCCTAATGATCTCAAACCAATCATCTCCTAGAGCAATTATCTCAGGTCTTCTCAAAATCTATAACTATTTTATCACAATCCCATTCCAACTCGTAAGTATGTTTTCTGTTATCCAACCTACAAATGTTACTGAAATCGTAAATGGTGTATTCTTTTCCATCTTTCCAACCCATCACTGCATTAAACATGTAATCGATTGAGATTGAAACAAACTCATTTGAAGAAAACATCTCAGCAATATCCTCTTCCATATCGTGATAAAAGATCTCTACAGTCATCAGTTACTTAATGGTGCTTTAATTGAAGGATGAGATTCATAACCATCTAAGATAAAATCTTTTACTCTTAAGATATCAATTATACTATCAAAATCATTTAGATGATCCTTAAATAGAATTGTAGGTAGTTCAAAAGGTGCTCTCTCCATCTGCTCTAAAGCTTGATCGATATGATTCTTATACAGATGCACATCACCTAAGTTACCAATCAATTCATCTGGAAGCATGTTTACCTCTTTGGCTAAAATCAAAAGCAATAGTCCGTATGAAGCAATGTTAAATGGAAGACCTAAGAAAGTATCTACACTTCTCTGATTCCACATCAGTGAGATTGTTCTGCGTGGGAAACCTCTATCATCTAAATCCTCTTGACTTAAGTTGTAAGCATAGCTTGGATCCTTACCAATACTCTTTGCCCATTCTATTTTACGCTCATTAGGTAAAAGCTCTCTAGTGTAAACTTGAAAACCATAATGGCATGGAGGAAGTGTCATTTCATCTAACTCACCTACATTCCAAGCTGATACTATCAATCTTCTACTATCGGGATTGCTTTTAAGATCGTTGATTAGGTTTTGTATTTGGTCAATAGGAGATACAAATTCCATAGTGTTAGGGTCTATGAGATTAATTTTCCAATCTCTCCATTGCTTTCCATAGATAGGACCTAACTCACCCCACTTAGCTGCAAACTCATCATCAGTCTTAATACGTTCAATAAACTCTTCTATCGTATCTGGCCAATTACCCTTATACTCATTAGTCTTACTTATGTACTTCTTATAAGCATCACCATTCCAAATGTTACATCCGTTGTCTACCAAATACTTAATGTTGGTATCTCCTTTTAAAAACCATAGCAACTCAGTTACCATAGTTTTAAATGCCATCTTCTTTGTAGTGAGTAGAGGATAACCATCTGACATCTTATGTCTGATCTGTCTACCGAATACTGATATTGTTCCGGTTCCGGTTCTATCTCCTTTCTCTCTACCATTATAAATGATATCCTTTAGGAGTGCTTGATAATCTGTGTCTAATCTATTCATTCTAAATAATCTTCAAATAACTCTCCGAGCATCATTCCACTTCCTACTATCAGTAGAATCGTTTCCCAAATGCCCATCGGTAAAGGACCGAGCAATACTCTGATTAAGAGTACATAAACTGCTACGATCGCTATACCTCTAATTTTGGCCATTCTCTAGTATCTCTCTAAGTTCATCTATTAGTTCTAAAACCTCTTCCGGCTCCATTGTGATTGCACAACATACCGAAACATTCTCTTCGATCTGTGTTAGCAATTCTAATGCTCTAGACATTACACCGCTCTTTTGGTATCGTACGCTATAATGTGATCTCGTCCGGTCATATTGTAACCCACCTCTGCACACAATTCAAATACCTTTGGATACATCTCAATTAATGTTTCTCTTGTATCTCCTGCTGGCATGAGGTAAGTCTTATCCTTAGGAATGTCAAGCTCTACTCTGTAAGCTTCTATCTCAGCGAGGCCACTATCAGTGCCATCCCACACAGGCTTATAATGGAAGTCAGCATGATAACCAATACTCTTTCTAATGGCTTCAGTGTTAAGGCGAAGACGATTGTGCGTCGAAACCATCTTCTCATCCGTAACCGATCCGTTGGGAGTAAGGGCACCAACAACAGGGACACTATTACTAAACTTAGGTGAGATAGAAAGGAGACCAATCGGATAATCTGTTTCGAGGAAATGACTTCCTTCAGTCTCGATAGTAATGAGGATACCTCTTTCATGTGCAAAGTGAGTTAGTTCGTTTACTAATGCTGGATGCATTGTAGGTGAACCACCCGTTAGCATCATTTCCTTAACGTGAGGATTCTCATCATAGATCTTAATAATGTCGTTAAATGTAAAACCACCCTTCTCTGGATGGATGGAAGTATACCAACTATCACACCAACCACCTTCACCAAAGAAGCAGCGGTGAGTACAACCGGTAGTACGTACAGCAATTGTAGGACGACCGAATCTACTTCCTTCGGACTGTACACAACGGTAGAGTTCAACAATTGGTAATACTTTATCATAATCTGTAATTCGACCTAAAGGGGCGGTCTTGTCCCATAACTTCGGATTTAATCCCATAAGATGTGTTTTTATAGTGGTGCTACGACACTGTTATTATTCTTGATAAATAGCAGAGTTCTTATGGTTTTCCATAAACTCTACACTAACTACTCTAACTCGTCCTTCAGTT